AGAAGATCAAGGGGTAAGATGGAAGTTAAGCTACATGCATCGCAGTCCGTGGTCTATGAGGACGAGCATCGCTTCAAGGTGGTGGCTGCTGGACGTCGGTTCGGTAAGTCTTACCTCGCAGCGGTACTTCTGTATATAGAAGGCGCTAAGACACACAAGACACTATCTGACGGTACTGAGATCAGCTTGGCTACAGAGGATGTCTACTACGTAGGCCCGACGTTCAAGCAGGCTAGAGAGAACCTATGGTCAGTAATGATGGACATGGGCCAAGGGCTCATCAAGAGCGTCAGAGCGAACGAGGGGGAGATCACATTAACCAACGGACGACTGATCAGGTTCAAGGGTGCGGACGACCCCGACTCACTACGTGGCGTGGGGTTGAGTTACTGCATCATGGACGAATACGCCTTTATGAAGCCGTCGGCTTGGGAGTACATCATCTTGCCCGCACTCACAAGGGCGGAAGGTGGCGCACTCTTCATTGGTACACCCGCAGGCAAAAACCACTTCTACAATATGTGGGTAGCCGCTGGGAACGGGTTCGATCCGTCCAGTGGTAAGAAGACAGACCAATGGGTGTCCTTTCAGTTCACGTCGAGGGATAACCCTCACCTTACAGCCAACGCCGTACAGGCACTGCTTGACGCGACTTCTGAGGAAGCACAGGCTCAAGAGGTCGATGCGTCGTTTGAGGCTACAGGAGGCAAGGTCTTCACTTATGACCAGTTCCCGATCAGCCCGTGCCCATTTCAGGGAGAGACGGTACTCGCCTGTGACCTCGCAGGGTTTGAAGCCCCAGAGGGCAAGCAGAAGACAAAGGCCATTGTGGACGACCACGCCCTCGCGGTGGTCAAAGTACATGAGAAGGGCTACCACATCGAACGAGTCTACCACGGACGGTGGGACGTCAGAGAGACCGCTCTACGGATAATGAAGGCATGGCGCAAGCACAACTGCGTCAAGATGGGCATAGAGCAGGGGATCAGCAAGACCGCAGTAGCGAAGTTCATACACGAGTACCAAGACCAGTATGGCACGTACTTCGAGATATTCCCTCTCAAGCACATGAACAACAAGAAGGAAGACCGTATCAAGTGGGCGCTGCAGGGCAGGGCCGACAAGGGTGTTATTACCCTAGAGGACGATCAAGACCTCGATGGGGACGATAAGTGGATTGGCAAGTTCCTCGGACAAGCCGTGGACTTTCCCAATAAACTCGCACACGACGACTTACTAGATGCAGTTGCTTACGCAGTAGATCAGCTGGCCGACACCGGCATGGGCTGGTCAGTACCGACGCAAGAGAACTGGAAACCTTTAGACGACTTAGCAGGATACTAACGTATGGCAGTACAACGAATGAACGACCCGACTGCGGCTAATATCCCCGGACAGAGGCCCGCCACAATAGGTTTGCCCATCGTCTCGTGGATTATGAACGTAGTATCCAACAGCCGACAGAGTAGAGACAACGCATACAAAGCAAGGTGGGACGCGTACGAGCGCACCTTCCGTGGCTTCTACCGAGAGCTTGACAAAACACGTGAGGGCGAGCGCTCCAAGCTCATAGCCCCAGCACTGCTGCAGGCTATCGACTCTACCGCTGCCACCATTGAGGACGCGATCTTCTCGCGGGCCCAGTGGTTTGACGCTATAGATGATGTCAACGATCAAGAGCGTGACGACGTAGAGCAGATGCGCCTCAGGCTCGTGGAAGACTTCGACCTCGCTGGTGTGCCAGACGCTATCAGCAAGATCATCCTGAACGGCTGCCTCTACGGCACCGGCATAGGAAAGTTGAACGTTATACGTAAGACTATCAAGAAGATATTACCCGGACAGAATGGCCCCTCCGTGCAGAGCGCAGAGCGGGCCTTTGTTACATTGGAGCCTGTACCGCCTTGGGAGTTCGTCATTGACTCGCAGGCACGTCGCATGGAAGATGCCCTGTTCGTAGCGCATGAGACCCATGTGCCACGCAGTGCGGTCGCCAACAAGATCAGACGGAAGGTGTATAGGAACGTACCCATTACTGGGTTCAACGCCAGCAAGGTACCCTTCCCCGGAGGCAAGTCCTCTGTGGAGCAGAAGAACGCCCACAACAAGGATGATGGCTCTGTATGGGTGACTGAGTACTTTGGCAGGATACCCGCCCACCTAGTGTCTCCGCTGACCAAAGTATCGCCGGGTGACATAGAAGGTGCAGGCATGGTGGAGTGCATAGTCACCATCGCCAACGAATCAGAACTACTGCGTATCATGGTCAACCCCTTCTTGATGAAGGATCGTCCAATGATCGCATACCAGCACGACATCGTACCCGGCAAGTTCTGGGGCAGAGGTGTCGCGGAGAAGGGCTGGAACGCCCAGCGTGCGCTAGACGCCGAGCTAAGAGCGCGAATGGATGCTCTTAGCCTTCTTACATCACCCATGATGGGTGCCGACATCACACGTTTACCACGTAACCCAGACATGCGTGTCCGACCGGGCAAAGTCTGGTTCACCCGTGGTCGCCCCAGCGAAGTGCTGGAACCAATCATGCTGGGTAACATAGACCCCAGTACATTCAACCAATCTTCAGAGATGGAGCGTCTGGTACAAGTGGCAACGGGCAGCATCGAGTCCAATGCACCGCTGAACAGCGACAGGCGTAACGAGACAGCTTCTGGTATTTCGATGATCCAGTCCAGCGCTCTGAAGCGTATGAAGCGCACGATGTGGAATCTTGAGCGACAGTTCTTGAACCCCCTGATTCGTAAATCATCGTGGCGGCTTATGCAGTATAACAAGCAGCGCTACCCGCAAGACCTTGAGTTCTCGGTCAAAGGCAGCATGGGCATAGTATCACGTGAGTTTGAGCAGTCGAACCTGACCGCCCTGCTCTCAGTTGTACCGCCCGAGTCGCCTTCCTACCAGATCATCCTGAAGGGTGTGATCGAGCTATCAGGTTCTCCCAAGCGGGACGAGCTACTGAAGCAGATCGACGCAGCCAACCAGCCTGATCCTAAGCAGGTCGAGATGCAAGAGAAGCAGATGCAGCAGTCGTTCGAAGGAGCGCAGGCAGGCATCGATCTTGACAAGGCTAAGATTGATACAGAGAAGGCGGAGACTGAACTGGTCAAAGCCAAGACAGAGCATGAGAAGGTTCTGACTGATTTGGAAGACGAGAAGATCGACATACAAGCCGCGAACACTGTCATAGGCCGTGAGAAGGCTAAGGCTGCACACGAGTCTAACCGTATTGCTGACCGCAAAGTGACAGCGGACGCGAAGAAACCAAAGGCAGCACCGAAGAAGGGGTAAGACATGCAACGAACGGACGAGAAGTTCTTCGAAGACATGATAAGTCTCACTGGGTACCGTGAGTGGAGTGAACTGGTCAAAGACCTAGAGTCTCAGATCTACCACACGCAGGCTAACTCATTGGAGGCTAAATCATGGGACGAAGTAAACGAAGCGCGGGGATTTGCGCGGGGCCTTGCATATATCGTAAACCTACGGGACACGATCAAGCAGGCTCAGATAGCGGTGAAAGACAATGCCGCTCTATGACTACAGGTGTGAAGACCACGGCCTCTTCGACGTCAGACAAAGTGTTTCCAACCGTAAGACAGGGTACTGCCCTGTGTGCGGCGTGGAGGCACCACAAGTAATGGTTAATGCGCCAAACCTCGACATTGAGGGTATGGCAGATGCAGGTTGCCCCGGAGCGTTTGAGACGTCCGGCGACCGCATGACGAAACGTCACCTTGACGCGGACAGAGCCGGTGACTGGGCCAGCAGAGACTCGATAGAGTTTGGTGACTCAGCAGGCGTTGACCGTAAGGCAGAGTTTCTAAAGAATCAATAAGAGGGCCCTGTACACCGATCCTCGGGTCAGGGAAACTAACACCGTACACCTCTTCGTGAGGAGCGGTTATTTGAGGAGTCATAGACATGGCTAAATATGAAGACTACGCGAAAGCGAGAGATCCGGAGGCGATAGCTGCCAAAGAGATCGAGGACGCCGCTGCACAGCAGGCCACGCGAGATGAAACGCCGCCTGACACAGATTGGCAAAAGCGATACAAAGACTTGGAAGTCGCATACAGCAGGCAAGGACAGCAAATCGGAGACCAGCGTAAGCTGATCGATGAGTACATCACCGCTACACCGGAAAGTAGCCAACAGGTCGAGGAGATTACTCCCATAACACCGGACGACATCTACGAAGACCCCGCATCAGCGTTTGACCGCGCTATAAATGCACATCCTGCAATTAAGGAAGCACGTCAGTTGAAGGTGGATCTGGAAGAGGATCGCAATACTGCATTACGCACTGCGTTCACGGAAAGACATCCCACAGCTGAAGCTGACATCGCATCTCCTGAATTTGCAAACTGGGTCAATGAAGATCCGACCCGCTTAGAGCTTGCTCAACGCGGTAATCAGTTCGATTTGATCTCGGCGGATGCCTTGTTCAACCTTTGGGAAGCTGAGCAGGCTGTACAAGCTATTGAAGTCGAAGACGAAGTAGCAGCAGTCGATGCAGTTGGTCTGGAAACTGGAACTTCTGTGGAACCACTTGCCCCTGAACGCTACTCACGTAGCGCGATGTTGGAGCAAAAGATCGCAGCAGCACAAGGTAACGAGACAGCACGACGGTATGTTAAACAGCATGCAGTCGCGTACCGTGAGGCTCTTGGATCAGGGAATGTCCGTGACTAATCTTTTAATCAACTACCACCACGTAAGAGGATAATGTAATGTCTACAAACTTTTCCGCTTCGGGTGCCGTTGGCCGTACTGACGCCGGATATTTTATTCCGGAATTGTGGTCGGATGAAGTCTTAGCTGTCTATAAAGCTAACCTCGTCTTCCCGCAGTTGGTTACTAACCTTGACTTCCACAATAAGAAGGGTGACTTGATTCACGTCCCCCGTCCGACACGTGGCAGCGCAAGTGCAAAGGCTAATGAAACCCAAGTAACAATCATCGCTGAGTCGAACACCGTGTTTGACCTGACGATCGATCAACACTACGAGTACTCTCGGTTCATCGAAGACCTCGCAAAGATCCAAGCAATGGATTCAATGCGTGCCTTCTATACCGATGATGCTGGTTATGCGTTGGCGATCTCGGTTGATAGCGCTCTGTCCGCTCTTGGTGTTGGCTTTGCGGCTTCCGCCTCTTCGCCTACCACAGCTGGTACGGCATGGGACGAAGCAGTCATCGGTTCCGATGGTAGCACGCAATGGACAGATCAGGCTTCCGGTAACGGCGCCTCTCTGACTGATGCTGGCATCCGCCGGGTCATCCAGTACTTGGATGCTTCTAACGTCCCGTCGCGTGATCGCGCTCTGGTCGTTTCAGAA